TAGCAAAAATCGGCTGTGTTCCAATATTGGTGTGCTTTACAGAGGATTGGACAGCCTTGACGAAAAAAAATGCTGTATATATATATATATGTGTGTGTGTGTGTGTGTGCATGTGTGTGTGTATAACATTATAGTAATAATAGAAAAGTAAGATGTCCAAGCTGTCCAATGCTCCGAAAGGCTTGTAAAATTAGGGTGTTGAAGGGGACAGCTTTGTTTAATTTGAAGCTGTCCAAAGCTGTCCAAGCTGTCCACTTAGGTTGGTATTCTGGTGACATAGTACATCATGACTTTTGAATTATCCTTTGTCCTGCGCTGCTTCTCGTAGCCTAAAGACGTTAAGATTGATCCGATGCGCTGCAAGTTCAGATGTGTGAGCTTGGTCTCTGCAATCAGTGATTGCTGAATATCGGTCAGTGACATCCACTCCCCATACGATGTGGAAGAGCCAGGAGTCAGCTTCTTGTGGATTAGATCCTCCTCTGGTGTAGAGTGCTTAAAGATATCGGTGGCCTCATTAAGATGCTCAATATCGTGCCTCAATATAGTGCAGTCATATCCAGCCCGGTACAGTGCATAGAGCTCCCTCCACAGATCAACCTTATTGACTTTGTTGTATAGCTCCTGATCAATATCATTGATGTGGATGGGGAGCTGCCGCCTGTTGCCGGTTGGATCGTTTAAGATCTGAGTCTCATTCGATGTGCCGCAAAATACTGCAAGCCGCCTCATGTCCACAGACACCCTGCCATACGGTTCCCGGATATTTATAAACTCCTTTGATGTTAATTCTTTAAGCCTCTTCTCCTCTTTCTTTGATTTACCTCCGTACTCATCATCCAGGATAATCAATTTTTTACACATCAAGATCTCATCATCCTTGCCGGCATCCATCTTTGATTCTGCGAATAGGTAGCGCAGCTCCTTTGGTAGCAGATACCGGAACCAATGTGTTTTACCTGTGCCCTGCTTCTCTCCGCTAAAGATCAGCACCAATGGTGAGTGCTGACCGTATGCCGATGCAACCACCGACACCAACCACTTGCCAATCCATTTGTCAAAGTTTGGAGTATCAGATACCACGCTATTGATTAGCATGTCCACATTTGGATATTCGGTATCAGTGTGCAGCTCATCCTCAAAAAACTCATGGAGTGGATTGTAAGTCTCAATCCGATTGGAGAAAATGATGGATGTGATCAGGTCTTTAGTGGTCTCTTTATAGATTGCTTTGCAGTCCAGAAAGATTGAATTAAGATCGGTGTCATCAATCGGCTTACCATCAAGCTCAACATTGCGAGTCACCACGTTTTTTCGCAGTGGGTAAGTCTTTATAAATGCAGCAATATCAGCACTTACGTTCTCACTTTTATATTTAATATCCTTGACAACTATCTCATTGACAACTTCAGCAGATTGCTGCTCCGATACACCCGAATCAGTTAGAGATTTCATGATATCCTCTGGAGACATTCCAGAGGCCCTAAGTGATGTCACTGAGCGCATTAGCTCCTTTGACTCCTCAGAGTAGATTGTGATGCCGTTTTGCTTCGCATGGTAATATAAACTACCAATTGTGGATTTCTTGCCTTTAGACTCAGAATGGTTCTTTAAGCATGCCGAATATTGGGCATCACAATCTAAGCTGTTGTACTTAGATGAGTGGCTGCTTAATGTGTGAAAGTAGTCACGACCACCTTCACCAAACTCACTAACCAATGAATAGGCAATTGAGATCCACTCAGAATAGTCCTCACAAAGATTTAGGCCCTTGCGATCCATTGCCTCAATCATGGCATCAAAGTCGGATTTGATCACTGCCACCTTAGATATCTTACGATCCTTTGGTTTGGGCAGGTACTTCTTAAATATCACTGCCTTGGTGTTGATGTATATCCAGGGATCATAAGATATGAATCTGGCCCTGGAGACATTCTTGCCGGACTGATCAACAATGAGCTGATAGGAATTGTAAAGGTAGGATGCTATGCCGTTGAACGCATCTGCATGCCTGGTGCCATCAATCTTGAATATCAGGCACAGCCCATTGCCACCGATGGAGACAAAGGCAGCATAAACGTGCGGATCAGCCTGCACTAACTTCTTGACATCTTCTGGCTGCTCCAGATTGTCAATGTCAATGGCTATAAATCCAGAGTGGGCACGTAGGCCATCATCATTTGGAGCACTGAAAGATCCAGAGACACGAACTAATGGAGCTGACTTTTTTCGGTTTGCCTTCTTGTCTTTGTCTTTCTCGGCCCTTACATTGAGCACGATGTCCTGCCACTTTCCGGTGCGCACCCCTTCCAGGAAGGATGACACCTCAATGTCCACATCAGTGGTGTCATAGATATTGTTATACTGAGATATGATCATGATCGGCCTGCAAGATAGTTATCAATTATGTCAATACACTGATCAAGGCCCACTCCGAATGTTGCCTTATAGCCTGCTTTGTGCAGCATGGTAAGAACCTCATCCTGCTGCTGAAGGTGCTGATCTGATCGTAAAGTTCCATCCTTTTTGAAGATTGCCACACCCTTCTTTTTAATCTCAATAAACAACCCGCAGTATGTGCCGTTTGGGTAGGCAATAAACAGATCAGGATATCCAGTCCAGGGATTTAGATACTTGTGGTGCTTCGCCTGGTACATGGACATCTTCATGCCTGCTGCGAAGTCAAAGCGGAAGATCACATCTGGGTACTTGATCAGCATAAAGTTTGAGATGGCCTCATAAATGTCAGACTCTCGGTGGGATAAGATTTTTTTCATGCTATTTTTTTATTGGCCATTTCGAAACCGTTGTAAAAAATCTCAGTGTGCTCTCTTTTTTCGATTGACTTACCTGTCTTAAATAAGAGCTCCAGTGTTTCAAAATTTATCTCACATATCACCAGTCCATCAGGGCCCTTTTTTAATTCACACATCGAATGTAGCTTTTGCTCAAGCCATTGCATCGCTGTCTCTTTCATGCCTCAATCCTTTTATTCATTGGGATAAAATCCGATCCGTTGCCATGTACTGTCTTAATGAAGTCCACCTCCACCTTTGCTGAGTTGATAATCACCTGGGCAATATCTGCTATTGCCTTGGCCTTATCAAGCTCCATGTCACCCTCTTTTACCATCTCAATTACTTCAAAAAGGTGATCTCTTAAATGTTCAATTTTGTTCTTTGCCATGATTTTTGATTATTTTTTTTAGTTTGGAAATTGCTTTTAATGATTGCTGCACCTCTTGTGGGTAGCGTTGTATTGAATTGCGTAGCATGTGCTCCTTGCGATCTACTAAGGTAAGATTCTCGATATCTAAATTGTTACGATTGCCATCTTTAAATATCACAATTTTTCCATCTGGCACCGGACCATGCTCAATCTCCCAAGTCACCACATGGATCATCTTCCAGGTGCGGGGATCAGCAACCTTAATCCAATGATAGCCATCGGCATCAATCCTGCTCCATCCCACAGGTAGATAATTTTTAGGCATTTGCCCCTTCTGGAATTTGGTATGTGCAGGAATCTTGCTGCCATCCACCTTCTTACCTTTGTTCCAAGGTGTGTGCCCCTTACCGAATTGAGTCTTTAAACCTGTTAGATGATAGGTGTCTTTTGACATCTGCCTGATGGCCTCCAGTGGCTTTTTTAGGCCCATTGCAGTGGCTAATCGGTACACCCTTGATATTGGGATGTTAAGATGTGCCGCTATCTCTTTTGCCGTTTGTGTGGCATAGTGCTGCCTGATGTAATTACTTTCCAAATTCTCCATCGAATTGATCAATAAACTTCATGATTAATCCATAGGCATGCTCAATCTCCTGGGCATTGTGCCGGTATAAATACAGGTCTTTCATCTTGCCAGACTTCTTAACTTTAGGTGGCACCCCGATATAGTAAAAGTTTGCCGGATCATATCCCATTATCATTGAATACCAAACTGCCTGCACATGATTGACATGCTTGATCATATCGGAGGCAAAGGCCTCCACATTCTTGGCTGTGGTAGTCTTAACATCGGCAATGATCTGCATCTCCTTGTAGCAGATGTCCATCATGCCCTTTGCCAGTACCTTCTTTTCTCCAAAGGTTATCTCAGATACCACGATGAGCTCCTTTTCAGAGTCATCGAAAAGCATGGACATAAGCGGATGCTCATGGATGGCATCATAAACTTTTTGAGCATCCTTTGTCATGTCCTTGTAAGGTGTCTCAAGTAGCTGATAGTGAAAGGAGGCCCCGGCATCCATGGCTCCTTTTACGTGGCTGATGTCTCCAGTGTAGTGGCGTTTGATTCTGGAGGCACTGATGGCCGGATAGTTGATATATTCTTCTCTGGTCATTGGTTGATCAATCTTTTAAATGAGTCAGTAAAATCGCTTATTTGTTCCCAATCTTCTCCAGTTCTATAAGAAGATCCATTATCACCACTTGAATCCACTGCAAATTTTACTTTGCCATTTTTATTAATAAAAAAGAATCTTATTGGATGATGATGTGGATTTTTATTAGTAATACTAAAATCCATTACTCTTTCATCGTCTTGATTTTTATCATCATACATGCAGATCTCAAAAATAAAATCTTTGAACTCATGCTTTAATTCATAATACCAAACTTCATCATCAGCATAATGAGTTATTAGTTTAATTAATTTATCGTTCATGGCTTATAAACAAAATTAAAATATTGCTCCCCTAATTGCAGCCCATCAAGTGCTCCCTCATTGAAGGCATCTACTATCTGCTGCTTTTCGATGTCCAAAAATTGATGGAAGGTATTGACAAAGGTACGGCCTGTCTCGGTGTGCACATCGAATAATGATGGATGTAATTCCTGCACTAAGCTGAATACTTCCTGGAGTGCTGTCTTTTTTACCCTGTCTGCCTTGGCCTGCTCAATCGCTGCCCTGGCTGATTTAAGGATGTGTCCGATTGGTGTGGTGCGTTGTTTCATATCTCTTCGTATGTTGTAACTGGTTTCTGAATTTTGTACCCTAAGCTCTTAAGATGTGATATCATATCTTCCACATTAATCGGATTAAATTCAATCTTTGCTTGTGTGGTGGTGTCATAATTCAGCACCTTAAGGACTCTGCAAAACGCATCAAATGATTTGTTGCTTAACCTTGAGCCTCTTGCAATTTGATTGTAAGCACTGTCTCCATAACCTGCTTTCAAAGAAAGTTCTGCTTTGTTTAATCCTTTCTTGATTCTGGCTTTTTCAAAGATAGCCATGATCTCATGGTGGTTTAACTTGGTAAATGTGTAGTTAATTCCGTTTTTTTGGATTCCTGTTTGAGTTGATGTTTTCATTTTTATCTGATTGATTGAGATTTAACTTCTGTTAGTTCGATTCCTGCAATGTGATCCACTCCCATCTGCTTCATGGATGTGGCAAGGTTTTTAATCAGCTCATCAGGATTGAGTTTGCCTGCTGCAAATTGGACAGATAGGACTCTTATCCAGTCCACCTCACCAACTATCTTGGCCTTGATGGTGGTTCTGATATTGGCTGTTTTATTTGTTTCCACCGATGTGGCAAACAGCTTATCTGTGAAGGCTCCCATAATATCAGACACCGATTGAGATTGAGTGAGTGCTGCTGCTGCCTCTGCTTTAATCTTTGCTTCTGCCTCAGACTTGATGCGCTCCTGCTCATTATGGTACTCCACCATCCGGCCCTTTGCCTTGGTGATGAAGTCAGCCATTGGCTCACAGGTGAACTGCTCTAAGCGGATCACCTCTTTTTTGTACAGGTCAAGCGGCTGAGTGACCTGCTTTCGTGCTGCTTCGATGTACTTAATAACATCATTAACAATCTTTATGGCATAGGCCATTTCATTGTACTGATCGGCAGAGTCCACTGGCTGCTCATGATACTTGACAATTACTGACTGTGCATGGAGCACTTGTGGATCATTAATTGCCTGGTAGATTTTCTCCACCGGAATTGTGATTTTTGCGATTGAATTCATATCTTTAAGGGTTCGTTATTTATGTGTTACTAACAAGGGAGGGGATGTCATGGCCCCTCCCTTTGTTTTTTTTAGAATGGCAAGCCAGTATCATTAGATGAGCCAAATAGATCATCAAGATCAGTGGCAGTATCATCCAGTGTTGACTTACTCACGTATGGATTGCCTCCTTTGGGCACCTCAGCAGGCACAATGTTGGTGGCGAATCCGGTTCCGTACTCTTGAGCCACAGATAATTTGCTCTTGCTCTCTGCCGCTAATCTTTCAGCCCACTCATCGGACTTCACAATATCATCCTGCATAAACTCTGGAAGCTTATCGAATACCTCTTGATTATGCTCTGTGGTATCATAGCAGATTGACTCATTAATCTGGTCAGGGCAGGTCATGCCTTTAGGCAGCGGAGCAATGCTCATGATGTTTACAAAGGTTCGGCCATCGGCTAAGGTATTGTGTCCAAGGTTAAGCATGCAGGGCATGCCAACTAATTTAAAGAGGTCAAGATCTGATGCCTGCTTATCGGTCATCTTTTTGCCAAGCCATGACTCAATAAACTTGCGCATGATTGACTTGTCAGACATTGACAAATTCATTATTGTCCTTGCCATGAATGGCTGCTCACCTTTATCTGGACTGAATGTGGTGAGCTCGTTTGGCAGCTCGAATGCAAACTGAACTTTGCGCTTCTTGTTCTGCCACTTCTCATCAAAGGTTGTTCCTTTGTCAATAATTGCATAGCATCTTGCGATGTGTGTACCTTCTGGTGCAAGCTGTTTCTGTCCGGTGCTACCGGTGTTTACTGGTGCTTTCATAAAATATAAGGGTTTAAAAGATTACGATTGTAGGGCCTCAGACACACCTTGATGCACTGATTCAACAGCAAAGGTGTAAGCATGATGGAACTCTTCTATTGTGCAGGGATCAAAGATTCTGATGTCATGTGGCACACCATACTGCTGCTCCCGGTTGAACTGCCTGGCAAGCTGTGCAGCCTTGGAGTCATATCGTACCATCATGCCCTTTCGAGGCCCATCATTGATGATAATTGTGAGCACCCCTGCAAGGTGGTCATAATGGAAGTATTCTGTTGATTCGAGATTTTTAAAGATTGTTACTGCTTTTGTCATGGTTTCTAAAATTAAAAATAAGATTCAATAAGTTCGCCTGTTTCAATGTTGATTTTTTCAGCCCACACATTAATTATGGCAGGATAGTCCTTGGCTTTTTCTTTGGCATACTTGAGCTCCTCAAGATCATTGGCAGGAGCATCACGCTCGAAGCCAATAAAATCATTCATGCCTTCGTGCCAAACTAAGTTTTGGCCGGTTACGCTGTGCGCAAAAATTTGAATTTCTGTTTTCATGATGTTTTGATTTTGTTCTGCAAATATTATAAACTTATTTGAATTCGCAAAGCAGAATATAAATAAACACCAAAAAATTTATTAACTTATTGTAAATCAAAAATAAAAAAATCACTTAAGGTGCTGCCACTGCCAGCCCAAATCCAAGCAACATCCCAACACCAACCTTGAATCCTGTTGTCTCATACCACCTTGGCGGCTTCCTTACCACAAAGTTGCTCATGCCAGTGACCACCACATTGGGATTGTCCACCCTGATGCGCACCACCGGATCACTCTTTTTAATTAACCTATTAAAGAAGCCATTTCTGACAGTGTCTCCAAAGGCCACAGTGTAAGATGTTGGAATGATTAAAGAATCGATCTGGAGGCTTCCCAATCGGTTTATCTCACCACCAATTGTGAGATGTTTATCTTTCTTAAAGAAGGGCCTTGGCAATGTTAAATGAGGCATTGAGTCAATATACACCGGATCGGCAAGCTTGATCTCTGTCTTTACAATTGTCTTGGTTTGATACTTCACCACCTCTGTTGGCTTGCGCATCTCCATGATCTCTATCTCCTTTCTTAAATCCTCCTCCAGTTGGGCAGATCGAATTAATCTAATGCCCTGGCTGGTTAAATTGGATGAATCCTCTGCCATCCTGCTGACCAGTTTATCCTTGTACTCAATCATGGTCTTAAGATCGGCCTCTGCTGCCATCTGATCCTGGCATGACTTAAAAGAAAATAAGAGCAGTGATAATATCACTAATGAATAGATGACATGATGCTTAAGTGAAGTCTCTGACATGGCTTAAAATTTCATTAAATTTAGCCAAATAACTTGATTTATCCTTGAGCTGATCCATCAATATCTGGCTTACCACATTAAGCGGCATGTCACGCTCAAGCACATACACCACCAATACCTTAACTAATCTCTCATCACATTCAATATCGGTTGCAGGTAGGCTCATGCAACAAAGATATTTAAATTTGCCTTGTGGCTTTCTTAACCAACAATTTTACTACCTCATCAAGCCTGTCCACTGATGAGGCAATCATGATCATGATGCCGCTTTTTTCTTGCTCTGTGGCCTCTGGATGATCAAGCAGCATTCTCACCAATCCACCGATTGAAGTAAGCGGCTGCCTGAGCTCATGGCTTAACATGAATCTGAACTCTTCCAGAAGTACCTTCTGCCTCTCATGCTCATGTGCTGAAATGGATGTAACATCCACAAGCTGAATCCCAATAAAGTGCAGGCTGTCCATGATTGAATATACATTCCACATGTTGTACCTCTCTGATCCAATTTTCTGCTTTGTTTTGGCATACACTCGGACTGCATCTGGAGTATTTTTTTTTGCCTTCTTGATGGCCCTTAGCAGCTCATCCTTATCGGAGTCATGGGCAGCAATGTCCATTATATTAGATGGCTTGATGTGGCTGCTGTATTCCTTGAATAAATCATTGGAGGCCACTATTGCCCCATCCTGATCGGATATGACATAGAATAGATCAATGGATGATTCCAGGATATGCAGGCTTGCCATATCACAAAGATACGTTAAGCCATTGAACTTTTAAGACAATTCTTGCCTGAGCTCATTGAAGAGTGATGCCCATGATGGGCCACATGTGATGGCATACTTAGCAGCAACAGCAAGCATAAATGCGAAGGTAAGCGAATTGCAAAGTAAATCAATATTCATAGGCTCTTCAATTTCTGGCTGATTTCTTACTTGGTGAATCTTGATGGTGTGGTACGTTGATTCACTTAATAAAGATACATCAACAGGCTGAATTGAATCGGAAGCATAATGAATTATTTTTTTAACCGGTGCCACATCCACCATTGGCACTGTATCAATGTGTGCTGTGTCCACCTTTGCCACCACCTTTGCCACTATCTTAGTATTCGGCCTATTTGGATGATTAGGGCAGTGGCCTGGACTTGCGCAATATATTGTGTCAATTGGTATCATTGCCGTTGGTTTTAGGGATGTAGCCTGCTGCCACCATTGCTGCGACAATGCCGGCCAAAGTCTCGATCTCAATCTTTTTTAAGATCAGCAAAAATACAGATCCTAAAATCACAAGGGAGCCAATGGTAGGCTTCCAATGTTTTAGGATGATATTGCAGATCTTACGTGCTTTGGTAGGCTTGCGACTCATGGCTCAATTTACGAATGATTGGGCCAATGTGTTAATTTAATTTAGCCCCTTTATTTACAAAGTGAGAAATAAAGCTTTGCCTCTTCATTTCTGCGAGTCACCAATCCGGGCAACACCTTGCCACCGCCTCTCACCCACTTTTGGAACTCATCCACAATAGATGGATCAGCAGGATTGACTTTGGCCTTCTTTAATAATGTGGACTTAATGAATGCACCTGTGCCCACATTGTATGTGAATGACACAAGTGCATCGAATTGGCACTGGTTAAGGTTGGGTAAATGTCTATTTACAGCAGCTTCATAAGATTCTAATGATGCAAGCAATAATTGAGTGGCCTCTTTTTCGCTGCTTAATTTTTCTCCAAGTATAACCTTGCGGCCATCAGCATGCCTGGTGTTGCCATAGCCAATTGTGGGCACCCCTGCCGGGCACAGATAGCTGCTTAATCTTAAACCCTCATGTTTCTTAATAATTGATAAACCCTGAGCCGATGTAGAGCGCATGATTACAATACTAAATATTGAACTGTGATGTAAATATACTGATATGCGTATGCTGTGCTGACTGATGTCAATCCAATGCTTGCTGTATTATTTACAGTATTGGCAGATAATGCCCATCCAGGCAGCTCAGATGCATCGGCATCATGTGCAATAATACCCACTAAATCTTTAGAATTAACAAAGTTGGTGGCAACAGGTAAGCTCAATTCAAATGCTGCCTCAGTTTGTCCGGTGTCCAAAGCTACATCCAAAAAGAATGTGCAATTAACCACATCATTAACCCTGCTGTAATATGTAGCCAAAGGTGTTACAACTTCGCCATAAGTTTCATTAGTTACGGTAGGCGTAAAGCTGCCACTCTCAAACTGTGGCATACCTGAGTATAGATTCTGAAGCTCAATCTGCTTTGATTGGTTCGAACTTGTGTCCACAATGTACATCACATCGGCTGCATCTGCTGTGCCTAATGTAGTTAAGTCGGTTACTTTTACACCTGCCATAATTTTGATTTTTACAAATTTACAAAGAAATTAAATAGCTTATAGCTGCATCTGAGCTCTTATATTTATTGCCGTTTAATGTGTAGTCAGCAACAGTGATATTAAATATGCCTTGCTCAGTGTATAGACTAAAAGAGCTGTCATCATTACGCTCCCATTTCGGCTCAAACAAATTAGCCGTAATATCTGCTTGACTTACGTTGCTGTAAAAGGTGGCAACCTGTGATGTAATGTTAATGTTTATCATGCTTTTTCGATTAAATAGAATGATGTGCGCACAGTATCAGCCGTTGCAGTTTGAAGCTGGCACATAAATATAATGTATTGGTCAACAGCCCAATTTACGTTAGCCGTAATTACGGCGGGTGTCGTAAATGAAAAATCTATACTTGCATTAACGTTTGAAAATGCCTCGGTATTAGTAGCCGATTTAATGGCTAATGTACGTTGCATCTGATTTGTAATATTTGTTGATGCTGCAATACTTAATAAACCAAGCTGTGTGGCACCTACCAATGAAGCCGATGTATTAATATACAATTTAAATGTAGAGCCTGATGCCGTACCCGTTTTTCGAGTTCTCCAAGATATTCTGATGATATCTCCCACTGCGAATGTATTGGCAGGTATTAATTGGCTTGCGCTAATTTGCTCGCTTGCGATATTAGTAATTGCAGTGCCATCGACTGTGCTCTTGTAAATTGTGGGAGCAGCCGGCAAGGTTGCAAGTGTGCCATCGCCCCGAATATATTGAGCCGTTGTGCCTGCTCCTGTCACAGCCAATGTGCCTGATCCTGTCACTGGACTATTGGCCACACTAAAAGCAGCCGGCATGGTTAGGCCCACAGATGTCACTGTGCCGCTTGGAATAGTTGGGAAAGTTGCAAGGCTGCCATCCCCTCTTACATATTGTGATGTAGTGCCGCCAAGCACATTGCCCAAACTTCTATTTTTCCAAAGGTTATTTACACCAGTGGTATAAACTAAAAAGTCATTATTTACAGGTGTCACTGTGGTGATGTCCACATCTGACAGCTCATCAAGCTGAAATCCATTCTGCACAAATACATAAATCTGACCATTGCCTGCATTGGCCCTTTCTACAATTCCTATCCTGGTCAAGTGATTCGGTGCTAATGGCAGCACGTTGGTGAGTGAGCCTGCTGTATTGCCTACATAGACAGTGTTACCTGCCGTAAACATACCTGTGTTGATGCCATCCAGCACACCCTGAGTTATGATGTAGCCCTTTTGATTAGGCCCAATCGAGCTGCTAAACACAAGGCCAATTGTCTTTGATGATGTGGCTTCTGTGGTATTATTTGCAAGTTTGACAGTCATACGATCTCCAGTTGCACCAAATGCATAGACTGGCTGGCCTCTGTTAATTGTCACACTGTCTGCATTGGTGACATAAGCAAACATCTGATTCGGTGCTACTCCTAAAAGCTGAAAATTGGTACCATCATAAATGGCAATGAATTGCTGATTTGCAGCAATGTCTCCTCCAATAATTGGCACCACATTATTTTTTGATATATTGACAGCTCCAAGGCCGTTAATATTTAAAGTGGATGCACCTGTATTTGGATTTGTGAATCCAATCGCATAAGCATCATTAGTGCCATAAGAAGTCACACCAGGAATTGATACGGTATATGTATCAGTGCCACTGGCTGTGCCACCTTGCATACCTGTTGCTGCTGTGCTGTCAATGGTAAATGATGGATAGGTGCCGGTAATTGATATATCAGTGCCGGCTGTGAGGCTTACAATCTGATCTGGTGCTGTATTGTCAATGGTGAAATTTGGATAGGTGCCAGATGTGCTGATGCCAGTGCCTGCCGTTAATGATACAATCTGATCCGGTGCTGTATTATCAATTGTGACACCTGTTATACTTATTCCTGTTCCTGCTGTGAGCTGATCCTGCTTGCCATCGAATGTGGCCCAATCTGCCGAACTAAGATATCCATCAGTGGTGGCATCAGCCTGAGTGATTGAGATGTCTGGAGTAGCACCACCGCTTGATGCAATTGGTGCTGTGCCTGTTACAGATGTAACACCGCCGCCGCCTCCACCGCCTGGCACATTAACCTCCACCACTCCAGGCGAAGTTAATGAGGCAGTCACTCCTGCCCCTGTGAAGTTCAATGTGGTAGTATTGGTGCTGACATTAACCCCTTCATCTTGCGTTCTAAGTGGTGTACCGCCTCCGCCTCCGATGGCCACAAGTGGATCGGCAGGTGTACCATTGCCAGTGATTGTCACCCCATCCACAGCAACCTCTGTGAGGCAAGGTGTGCAAGGCTCGAAGTCAGGGAGTGGAATATCACCTGTGGCACAGGTATCATAACAGCCATCCTCACTGCCACTCACCACATTAATATCAACATCAATTGTGACAGATGCCCACTCATAATTTGCAGGCAGGCTCTTGATCTCATTGGTGTACCCATTGGGCACTACCTCATAAGACACCACACCAATGGCTGTCTTAAATTGTGGATCGGTGCCGCTTATTAGCTTGAGCACCCTTGATGCAATCCAATCCTGTGCATCAGCAGAGTCACATGGCAGGTGGCTCTTGCGGACCACTGCATTGGCAGATAGGCTGTACTTTGTCTCATACATAGACTTACAGCCTGCCAATCTAAAGGTCTCAATCTTGTTGACTGATATCTTGCCACGCTTGGCCCAGAACAACGTGCCCTGTTTAGCATCGAAATTGGTCACAGGGATTGCCTGCCCATTGCCGATGTAGTGAATCCATGCTTTGTCATTGCCATCAGCCGCAAGCTCTGAGAGGCCATATATCTGATCAAAGATATTGCCCACTTCAATGCGTTGGTTTAGTCTGTCAATTATGGTAGATAGTAAATTCATCTTTTGTTTATTGCATTAACAATCTGTTCAACAATTTGATTGGCATGATCTTTTAACATCTCTTCCTGCTCTTCTTTAGTCGGCAGAAAGATTGGGCCATACTTAGTCTCCAATCCATCAATCTTTGGCAGTTGATCCACTGGTAATAATATGGCAGCTTCAAGGCCCTCAGTCAATACCTCCGATGCCAGGAATCCACCTTTTAATTTGCCGGTTAATTCAAGAGGCAGCTTGCGTGATGTGCCTGTCTTTAATTCAGCATAACCACCCGAAAAATATAAGGACTCAATTGGCTCCCCTCTTTTACCCTTCTTATACTTGGATGGTGCTGAGGCCAATGATCTTGGACTCACATAAATTGGAGTAGTGCTGTAAGGTTTGGTTGGTAGCTTGTCTCCTGCCGTATTGGTGCCACCCTTTGAGCCAGTACCAAATATCCGCTTAAACATGATCCGCTTCATCTCCCTTACTGCTGAATATAAAGGAGTGAACTTGGATGTCCATCCCTCATACAAGCTATTCAAGTTCTGTTCGATCTCAGCAGGTGTCGCCATTATGGAAGGGCTGTTACGTACTTCATGTTCTTGCGGCAATCCCAACAGTGATTGTCATCAGGCAACCTCATATTCTGGAGCATGGCTCCAAGCTCTTCGCCGTATCTGGTGGCAGCAATATCTCTGGCAGCCACAATGCCCTCAAAGGCATCGGCTGTGGCAAAAGGTTTCTGCCCTCTGTTGATGGTCACTGTGGTATTAACCCTTTGATTAGGGCTCACTGTGAGCGCATAATTGTAAATCTCCACAGCCGTTGCATAGGCCAAAGGAAGGGCCATCAGCCCACCGATGGAACACAGCCACCCTTGCCTGTCACAATTTACATTGTAGTTAAGCGACATGCCTCCAGTGTATTTCTTATTGGCCGATGTTAATACATCAGTTCCATTGGTAGTGAGTTCAATGCCCACTGCATCCACAAATGGGCAGATGTGTGATTCTCTCACACCACCACCACAGCTCATGCAAGCTCCCTTCTTAGTGATAAACTTGGCAGCATTCATGGTCATCTCATATACAATGGCAATATCAAGCTTTCGCCTGGCTGATGTGAATGTCTTACCTAAGAATTGATCAAGCCCTCCCTCTGAATAAGTGATGGTTTCAATGAGCTTGCCTGTGGTCATATCAAAGATCAGCACCGGCACATTGGTATTGGCAGCATCAATGGCAAGATTGATATCGGCCAAATAAAAGTTTAAGAATGCCAGGCTGTTTGGATCAATCTTTAATCTGATGCCTGCATACTTGCTGGCTCCTGCTGCTGTTTGAGTATTAGCATAGTCAGTCAATACATGGCCCACCCTTTTGCCTTCAATCACAGTATCAGACTTCATCATTGGTGTGAGTCTGGTGAGCACATCAGATGACAGCTTTCGCCATGCAAAGGCCCTCTTATCTTCAAATAGCTGCTTCCCCTGATCATATTGATCAGTGATTAACTGCCCTAAGAATGTGGTGTTAATGCCAAGATCATCAATGTATAAGCCTGTGGATGGTTCGGCTGCATCACAGCCTCTCAAGCCAAGTAAAGATTCAATGCACATCTGCTTGTTTTTTACAAAGATAAAAAAAAAAGGGCCGCACATGGCAGCCCTCTTTTTAGTTAATCAATCACCCCTATGGATTAACAATGCTTACACAATTCACATAGTTCACACCTGCGAATTTATCAGCAGCCTCATAGATGTCAGT